GTCGCTTTGTCGGTGGCATCGTCGAAACAAAGGCTGCCGTCCTTCGTGATCTCGAACGCGCCGACCTTGTAGGAAAAGCTCGGTGCGCCGCAGTAGGCGGGCTTCATCTCGAGCACCTTTCCCACAATCCCGACCATCGCCTTGCGCTCTTCCTTCTGGATGTTGTAATTGACCTTCATTTTGAAAACCTCCTTTATGAACTTTGGTCATTACATACATCACTCTGGTCGGGATAATTAGCAAGCGGACTCTGTTGTATACACGGAATCACCGAAATGTGCAATTCCCGTAAGGACGTAGAACACACAAGGAAGTGCGACACCGTTTCCCCACATTTTGTACTCTGCCGCATCCGAGTGCGGATTCCTCAGCCATCTGCGAATCTGAGCATCGGTCTTGGGCTTCTTCCCGCCCGTGATCTTTCGGTGCGTCTCAAAGACCGTGCGCCAGAACACCATCTCTTCCTCGGTCGGTTCTTCTGTTTCAAGCCCCGCACACCATCCGTCGGGAAAGCCCTGCAAACGGCCGCACTCGGTCGGTGTCAGTCTGCGGACGGCGTAGACGGGCTGATTCACGACCATCGGGTCTTTGGAGTCCCGCGCCATCAGTGTCGGGCATTTCTCCTTGGCAAAATGAGAGTGGCAGCCCGTTGTCATGGCATAGACGGCATGACGGTCGGCAGTGTTCAGTGTAAAACTCACATTCTCTGCGATGCCGCTTCCCTGTGGTCCGTTCTTCTCCTGCCGTCCGATCATCGAGCCTTGGATGGAAACAACGGCAACGCCACCCTGACAGCACGAGAGATTCCCGCCGTTTTGATCAATCGTCCGTGCCGTCTCCGTCTCATAGATGCCGGCGTACGGATTGTCGGATTTCATCGCATTGGACTGGAATGACGAGATTCCGTATGCCTGTACGTCCTTTAGGACAAGCGGCTGATTGTTGCCGCCCGTGCCGTAATGGCGAAGTACGGTCGGACAGATTTCCAGAGGACCGTTGTACCGCGCATCCGAACCGTGTGACTCAAATACAGCGGGAACGGTTTCAGCACGCAGTGTCGGAGACTTCTCCTCCGCATAGCCAATGCTGCGGCTCTGTGCGGAATGCTCGGTACAGAAACCCGCACTTACCCTCTCGCTTGCCGTTCCAGTGCCATCCGCAAACTCTCGGGCAGTGCCTTGCCACGAAGCGAAGCACGGCGCAAGATCCCAATGCACGCTTTCGGTGTCAAATAGTATTTGTCCGGCACTCGATCCTGCAAAATCTGCGACAAGGTAGATTCTGCGCCGACGCTGTGGAACTCCCCAGCCCTGTGCGTCCATGAGGCGGTACGCAATACTCCATCCGTCTCCCATGAGAATGTCTGCGTATGCCCACCCGCCTTTTTCAGGCAAAGGCACCTCGGGTGCTTCCGGCTCTTTGATGCGGACGATCTCCGTAAGGACGGATTGGAAATCCCGTCCCCCGGAACTTGAGAACGCTCCTGCGACATTCTCCCAGACAATAAACCTTGGGTATCTTCCATTCGTTGCACACCTCATTTCCCACACGATACGAATTGCCTCAAAGAACAATATGGACTCCTGCCCATGCAGCCCTTCCCTCCGTCCCGCAATACTGAGATTCGTGCAGGGCGATCCGAAGGTGATGATGTCCACTGGCTCGATCTCATCGCCGTGAATCCGATGGATGTCTCCAAGATGTTTGACGGAAGGAAGGCGCTTCGTGGTGACGCGAATTGGGAACGGTTCGACCTCCGATGCCCACTTCGGTTCTATCCCCGCAAGAATCCCTCCAAGTGTGAAGCCCCCGCTCCCGTCAAAGAGACTGCCAAGCGTCATCATTTCACAATATGGGGCGCGGTCATGCGCTCAAGCATCTTGCCCGTCATCCAGATCGCCCCGTCGATGACAAGTGGCAGGAAGATGCGGTCGCGGAATCTGCACCATCCCGTCTCCTTCTCGGCACTCTCCTTCAGCGCCGCAGTATAGGCGGCAGACACCTCACGCGCCGCCGGGAGTCCCTTCTCGTGCATCCATAGGACGGTCGCTTCCTTCGCCTCCGTCCGCACGAAATCTTCCACATGGTTCTTCAGCTCATTTTGAATGTGTTCCAGTTTCATCTTCAACACTCTCCTTCATAGTCCGTTACCCCACGCGCAATGGCGCGGGCAAATTCATCCTGCTGCGAACGCAGAAGCTCTGCGTCACCCGCATGGTCGATAAACGCAAGCTCCACAAGTACGGCGACCGCATCGGTGTTGCTCAGAACGTACAGACCGTTGACACCGGGCTTTGCCCCCTTCACGCCGCGATCCACAGTTCCGAGTGCATCCACGATCTGATTCTGGATACACTGTGCCAGTGTCTCCCCTGCGCTGCTTCCGTAGAAATGCCAGACCTCCGTTCCGTTTGCACTGCCGTTATAGGCGTTGCAGTGAATGGAGATGAATACGTCCGCACCGCTGCGGTTGGAAGCGGAGACTACTTCATGCAGACTGTCGGATTGGAGACTCCCCACAACTTCGACTCCTGCGGCAACGAGATAACACGCAACAAGGTCTGCGACGTTCTTTGCCACATCGCATTCCCGCAGTCCGTATCCGCACGCGCCGGGGTCGGGATTCCCGTCCGGGGCATGACCCGGATTCAAAAACACACGCATCACGATTCCTCCTTTGGTTTCGGCACGTCCGCATACGGAATGCGCTCACCGTCACGTTCCAAAAACACATCTTCCGCATTTCCGTCCTTGCTCTGAATGTACCGCTCGACAGCGACATCCACGAATTTCGACTCAAGCTCCACGCCGTAGCAGATACGGTTCAACTGCTCACAGGCGATGAGCGTTGATGCAGAACCAAGGAAGCCGTCAAGAACGATACCGTTCGTCTGCGTACACTGCTTGACGAGATACGCAATAAGCGGCACGGGCTTCGAAGACGGATGACCGCAGCCGTCCTTCTTCGAGTCCTTGATACGGTCAAAGGCAAAGACGGTGGTCTGCTTCTGATCGCCGTACCATCTGTGCCGTCCGTCTTTGCGCCATCCCCAGATAATCGGCTCGTGGATGTACTTCCAGTCCGTGCGCGTAAGAACCAGTCGGTCTTTCTTCCAAACCAAGCCCGCGCCAACTTTAAAGCCCGCATCCTCATAAGCGTCATGAAAGATGCGGGCTTTTGCTGTTGCGTAGAAAACGTAGATGGAGGCGTCCACAGCCATAGCGGAGTGGAATGCGGTAAAGGCGGATTTTAGGAATTTGTAGGCATCCTTATCATTCAGATCATCGTTCTTGATTTTCCCGGAGGAACTTTCCAGAGCCACAAAATACGGCGGGTCCGTGCACACGAGGTTGACCTTCTCGCCGCCAAGCAGACGCTCGTATGTCTCCGAAAGAGTGGAATCTCCGCAGATAATACGGTGCTTGCCAAGATGCCAGACATCGCCTGTTTTGGCGACACAGGGCTTTGCGAGTTCTGCATCCACATCAAAGTCGTCTTCCTGCGCTTCACCATCATCCAGTGAGAGCAGGTCGGTAATCTCCGCTTCGTCAAAGCCCGTGAGTGAGATGTCAAAGTCCATACCCTGCAAGGCTTCCATCTCGACGCGCAGCATATCTTCATCCCATCCTGCGTCAAGCGCGAAACGGTTATCTGCGAGGATGTATGCCTTCTTCTGTGCCTCCGTCAGATGATCGACGAATACGCATGGAACTTGCTCGATGTTCTCTGCCCGTGCAGCCATAACGCGCCCGTGTCCTGCGAGAATGCCGTAGTCCTTGTCGATAATGACGGGACTGACGAATCCAAACTCACGCAGACTGCCGCGCAGCTTATTGATCTGCTCCGGCGAATGTGTTCGTGCATTGTTGGCATACGGGACGAGCCTCTCGATTGGAACGAGCTTCATCTCCGATGTTGTTTTGTTCAAATGAATCCCTCCTTACTTTCTCGAACGCAGCAGCTGTTCCATCCGGTCCTCCTGCGGAGAGCCGACGAATGTCGTGGTGCAGTTCTGCTTTACGATGTCAAATATCTCATACCAGAGCAAATTGGACTGCTTCTGGAATGCCTGTCCCATCTGGACGAAGGGGCTTGCTATTGCCCCTCCGGTGGTCGGATGCTTGCCGATGAGCCCGTATTGACTCATCGCCTCCTCGCACTGGATGAAGCGGGCAAAAGCCTGTGCGTAGCTTTCGATAAGCCGTGGATTCACTAGCCGCTCACAGCCGCGCTCCTTCAGCCACAGCCATGTCTCGCGGAAAATCTCATCCGCACCGAGCGGCTTTCCGTTCCTCTGCCGTGCAGACAGGAATTCACTCGGAGTTGGCATCTCCTCGCCGTAGAGATCGGCGACATCCACAAGGTCTGTTCCGTCCAGTTCTGTCATTGGAAACTCCATGATGTGCGCCGTGCGCCCGCCCGCAATCTTGTCTGCCAGTGCTTCGGGTTTATCTCCCGCCCGGATGCGCCGCCCGCCGCGATTTGTACCGTCACGCGCCATCTTCCCGCCCCATTCCTTTAATACCCCGTTTGAACTAACGTTTTTGTGCGTGCACCCCCTCCCCGGTCCAGTAACGGCGCGGTTTTAGAGATTTGACCACCCCCTAGGGGTCTAGTGGTCGCCTCTGCCGCGCTGATGAATCCGCTCATGACAGGATACGCAGAGCGACATCAAATTGTCCTCATCGTGCGTGCCACCGTCGGCGAGAGGTCGAATATGATGCACAAGCGTCGCGAGGACGTATCTGCCCTGCTCTTTACACATCTCACAGAGCGGATGCCCCGCCAAGTGTCTATCTCGAATCCTGCGCCATACGCTACCATACCTCTCGTGCTGATCGTAGCCGCGCATGAACCTGTCATAATGCCGCTGCATGACTTTCTCGTGCGTCTCACAGTAGCAACTCTTTCTGTCCGTCAGGTTCGGGCAGCCCGTCATGCGGCAGGGACGTTTCGGCTTTCTCGGCATTGCACTTCTCCATCAAAAAAGCCCTCGCGGAGAATTGCTTCTCCGAGAAGGCTGATTTCATATCCTATTTTTGCTGAGTCTATCATATCACTGTCAACCCTATGAACGCAACGTGAACCTTTGTGAACTTATGTGAACTCAGATGCACTCTGCTGTCTTTTTTCCAAAATTTTTTCAACTTCATCCAGAGCCTTGGCATGAATCTTATGCACCCACCGAATGCTGACGCTCATATCCGCTGCAATATCTTCCCATGATTTGAAGCTGTGGTAGCGACGCTCTAGCACCATCTGAGAGTTTTCATCCTCAACTTGCCAGATCGTATTCATGATCTCAAGTTTCAGACTGACCAGACGGTCAATGTCCGCATTGATCTCATCTTCCGTGTCGGTCAGTCGCGCAATGATGTTCTCCATCCGCTGATTGTTCGGACTCGGATTCCTCGGCATATCGCTGATAACGGCACTCACATTTGTTGCCATGTCACGCAGCCGCGACACATGGGCGACCTTATCATTGATACGCCGATCAATGTTCCATGCCTGACTGAGATACTCTTTTGCTGTCACACAAACTCCCCCTCTAACTGTTGCAGAAGCCATTCTCCGTTTATACTCGTCAACTGACCAAACCATGCGGAACGAAAGAACCGCTCCGTGTCGCTGCGCATCGCCATCGCCTCGACATTCTCCGCCGCTTTGCGAAGAACCGTCCGCGCCCACCGATAATCCTTTGCCGCCTGTTCGATGATTGCATTGGCAAGAACCTCACAGTTCATCATGGGAAGCCACCTCCAGATTCGCTTTGACAGCATCGATCAGAGCCGTCTGGATCTTGTCTTTCCGTTCAAGAGCTTGCATAACATTCTCATCCATCGTCCCTGCCGTGATGATATGGTGAATGACCACGGTCCCTGTCTGCCCCTGCCGATAGAGACGCGCATTGGTCTGTTGGTAGAGTTCCAAACTCCACGTCAGACCAAACCAGATGAGCGTCGAACCGCCGAACTGAAGGTTGAGTCCATGTCCCGCACTTGCGGGATGAATCACTGCGATTGGGATTTTGCCCGTATTCCAGCCCGCAATATCTGCACTCGACTGGATTTCACGAACAGGAATCCGCGCCTTGATCCTCTCAAGATCATGCCGATACCAGTACGCAACGAGTACGGGCTTTCCATTCGCACTCTCGACAAGATCTTCGAGTGCATCCAGTTTGCGGTCATGCAGGTGGACGGATTTCCCGTCCTCCGTATAGACGGCTCCGTTTGCCATCTGGAGGAGTTTCCCGGAAAGTGCCGCCGCACTGACGGCATCAACCTCCGTACCACCAAGGGCAACCACCATGTCCCGCTTCATCCGGTCATAGAGTTCCCGCTCACGCTCATCCATAGCAACACATACGCTATTTGAGATGAGCTGCGGCATTTTGAGATAATCCTTGGAACGCATGGAGATGGTGATGTCCTCAATTCGTCGGTAAATTTCATCCTCCGCGCCCTCGCGGGGCTTGTAGCTGAACACCATCTGTTGATTCCGTTTGTCGGGAAGGAAGAAGTCATTGCGGTAATGGGAGATGAATTTGCCGAGCCGTTTGCCCATATCCAGAAGACGAAACTGTGCCCAGAGATCCATGAGTCCATTTGCCGACGGTGTTCCCGTCAGCCCCACAATTCGCTTGACCGAGGGACGCAGCTTCAGGAGAGAGCGGAATCTTTTTGCCTGATGAGATTTGAACGATGAGAGTTCATCTATGACGATCATATCAAAATCCAACACTGCGCCGCTCTCCTCAATCAGCCACTTTACATTTTCTCGGTTGATAATATACACATCCGCATGCTGCATGAGTGCCGCCGTCCGTTCCCTCGGTGTTCCCATAACCACAGAGACGCAGATGTTTCTCGTATGCTCCCATTTTGAGATCTCCGACGGCCATGTGTCACGTGCTACGCGCAGCGGAGCGATAACGAGCACCTTGCCGATCTCAAAGAAGTCATGCAGGAGTTCCTCGATTGCCGTAAGCGTGACGACTGTCTTGCCAAGCCCACAATCCAAGAAAATCGCGGCTTCCTTGTGATGCAGGATAAAATCCTTGGCGTATGTCTGATAAAAATGCGGTTCATAGCGCATTGATAATTCCTCCGATTTGTTCTTTTCTGTCGACCACAAAGACCTTGAACCCAAGCGCACGCAGCTGCTTGATGCGCCGCACCTGCAAGGGGCGTGGCTTCCTGCCCGGAGCCTTGAGTTCCATAAAGCACATCTTTCCGCCCGGCATGAGCACAAGGCGATCCGGCACACCTGCATGTCCCGGAGAAATGAACTTCAGTGCAAGCCCTCCGCGAGATTTTATGAACATCGTGGTGAATCTTTCCAAATCACGCTCTCGCATTGATATTCCTCACTTTCAAGTCATGAAGTGATGGTA